ATTGCAGAACGCCTTAATTCCTATCAACCCGCCGTAGTTCACGCAGTTAGCAGGGAACGCTAGCCCTGTGTATGCTGGCCCTCCGTCTAAAAAGGAGGTCCTATGGCTAACGATTATTTTGTTTTAGTTACAGGTAATGGCGAGAGTAGTAGGGCAAATATTGAAGCTCTTATGGAAGACCATTACTACGCAAAAGGTGCTGGTGGTACTTTAGTTTTAGCGTATGAAAAAGCGCCTACTAAAAGCCAAACGCTTGCTGCACAATACGCAAAAGTATGCGACAAAGACATTATGGTATTTTGCCATGAAGACGCGCAGACAGCAGGAATTCCTGGCGCCTCGCAATCTACAAGTGAAAACCCCATAAAAGATTCAGTGTCTTTTATTGAAGGTAAAGACTCAACTGCATTCCTCCTATGGGATGAACAAGATGACCAGTGTTTTTCGGCGCTTAAATATTGTTTAGCCCAAGAGGTGCAAGCCTTTAACCTATGTGATGGTTTAGTGCCTTTAAACAACGTTGTAAGAGCGCCTATACAAGAACCTAAGGTAGATGAACCTGTAGTGGTAGTTAAGGACGTTACAGACCCCGTAGAAGCCATGACAGAGGAATTAACAACAATCCTTACAAGGGCGCAATACCTTGTAAAAGAGATAGCGCTATGTCAAAGCCCCTCTCACTAAGAGCAAGAGCAGCTCTTCATTACTTTGTTAATAGCCCCATGTCTATCAGCGCTGACCGTTTGGCTGAGGTAGTTGCAGAGAACAGAAAAGCAATACAAGCCGCACTCCGAGAGTTGCGAGACGCTGAACTGATAATCACTCGTAAAGAGCGAACACCCAGAGGCGTGGCTACAGTCAGTTATGTAACCGAAAAGGGATTCCTGGAGGCTAATTCGTGGGGGTCACAAAACGTCCTTCAGATACAGCACACTGTGCAGAATAGCACAATACAAGTATTAGCTTATTCAGCTAGTAATATAAATAAAGTAACAATCGACGAGCGATTGGATGAAAAAGTGGGTTATGAATTTTTTGAGGGCGCATCCACCAGTGATGCTGATGAGCGAGAGTCCGAACGCTTAAAAGCTGAAACCCGTCGCAAGCAGGAATACCAAGAAGCTAAAGCCGCCGAGCATGCCAAAAAACAAGCCGTCATTGAAGGGCGCACACCAGAAGCTTTTACCGTTAAGCAATCGCTCTTTGAGTTTGCTGACCGTATGAGTTCTGCATGGAATATTGCGCCTTGGAGCATGTCAGGTTCTAGATTTTTTGAGGCGTATGGTTTTAACCGCAAAAAATATAAAACCAATGGTCGCATTGAACAGGTAATGATGGATATGTTTTTTGATAGTTTGACCGATAAGGAAATTGATGGCAACAAAGTATGGAAACTTTTTATAGCCCGTTACTCAGAACTTTCTGCACAAGCTAAGATTCGGCTTAATTCGCCAGATGACATGGCTACCGCTATGGTTCAAGCAGAAGAGCAGTGGAAGAAAGAATTTGGAGAGGACTTCAGTGTTTGATTTATCAACCCTTAAGGTCAGGCGCCGTACATGGGTGCAGACAGCCTCCATCCCCAAAGCTCGTCTTGGCTGGGTCTTAGATGACTGCTCAGATGCCCCTGATTCAGCTCTAGCGCCGATTAGAGGCTGGTTGGGGCTTGCACTTAAGGGTGAATACATTTTAAAGGCTGGAGGGGCTAAATGCGGTCGTGGAGTCCTTTTGTACGGGGAGCCAGGGAGAGGAAAAACCACCCTTGCCCTAGCAATTATTCAAGAGATGATGACCACGTTCCCCATCGAGGCATTTGTTCCATCCGAGAATAAAGTTCTTGTACGCCCTTGCTACTTTACGACTTTTAATGGCGTTCTTGATTTAAAGGGAAAATTAATGGACGAGCCCACAGAAGCGGAAGAAACGCTGTATGCAGGAATGTTAGGCAAATGCCATGATGATGCGTATAACATCCGCGTATTAGTTATTGATGATGTGGGTAAAGAACACTCCAGCCTTTCAGGGTGGCAAAAGAATATGCTTCACCACGTTTTAAGAACACGATTCAACAACGGATTGCCTACGATTGTCACAAGTAATATTCAGCGCGATAACTGGGCTGACGTTTACGGTGATGCGACAGGCAGTTTTATTAAAGAAGCTTTTGTCTACATTCCCGTTAACGGAGAAAAGGACCTACGATAATGGAGGCTTTTGTGGATGATGAAGTAAGGTTGGTTCAACTTTTCCTTACCGACAATCAAATTCCTGGACCAAGCGTTTACGAAGTTGGAGTTAACTATTCAGGAAAAGCAATCTGTAATTGTTCAAGTTTTAAAGGTAGAAACTCGTGCAAACATTCTAAGTTTGTGCAGAGTCGTTTAGATATTAATAGTGGTTTATATACAATGGAACTTACAGAAAAGCCTACAGCAGAAGATGCTGAAAAAGCGCGTCGTTCTGAAAGAGATAACAGAGATTTTATTATAAGGTTTGGAAAAGTCGAGGTAGTTTAAAAATGCGCAAAGGGGACATCAGTAATGAGCTACCGAAGCGCGTAATTGTTACTGCAGATACCTTCCTTGACGTTGAAGTAACAGTAAAAAAAGTTTTAAAGTTTTTTCCTATTGCAACAAAAGACATGAAAATTAATCGGTCTCTACTTAGCCGACTTTACATGTTTTCACAGAATGTTGGATACACCTTAGAGTTAGCTTCGTTTACAATGGATGATGGCGCGTTAGAACAATTAACCGACCACCTTGACCATATGGGTACAAACCCATTTAGGTATTTTACTCATTACGAGTCTATTGAGCACTTAGTCCAAGAACTCCCCTACAGACCAGAAGTTGTTGGTGTTTTGGATTTACCAACTCGCCTGCTACGGTACGGTCACTGGGGATTGGACTTTACTCAAATATGAATAAAGAAACGCTGTTACTTAGCAAAGTTATTCAAGACCGCGATTTAACAAGGCTGTTTGAACGCGGTGTTAATGACTCTTGGTTTGTTGATAATGAAGACCGTAAAGTCTGGTCGCTTCTTAAATCTCACTTTACTAAGTATGGTGAATGTCCCAGCATTGACGTTATTAACGAGAACTTCCCTTCCTATCGAGTAGTAGAAGTAAGCGATTCAGTTGATTATCTACTCGATGGGTTAGTTTCTGCGCGTCGTAAGTCTGCAACAGTTGCCATGATTGGCGAAGCCATTGAGCAGATTGAAAAACATCAAAGCCATGAATCTGCTTTGATTTCTCTGCAAAGAGGAATTATTCAATTAGAAGAAGATGGTTTAAGTAAATCAACAGATGTTGATATTACAGAAGACCCATTAAAATTATGGGACGAGTATTTATTTCGTAAGAACAACCCAGGACTTTTAGGAGTTACCACTGGTTTTCCAACAATTGATGCAGCAACTAATGGTTTACAGAACGGTCAGCTGGTAATCATTGTTGCTCCACCAAAGACGGGTAAATCAACGCTTGCTTTACAGATTGCGCAGAACGTTCACCTTAAAGGAAACACCCCAATGTTTCAATCTTTTGAGATGACAAACCAAGAACAGCTCTCGCGCTACGTTGCTATGAGGGCGCGTGTATCCCACACTCGTTATCAAAGCGGCGCTTTAACCGATGAAGAAGAGTCTCGCGTTAAAGCAAAGCTTAATGGAATTGCGCAGATGAGAGAAAAGTTTTGGCTTATCGGCGCATCAGAAGGAGCAACCGTATCTGCCGTTGCTAGCAAAATTCAGATTCACCAACCCGATATTGTTTTTATTGATGGTATGTATTTAATGATGGACGAGAACGGTGAGAAACCAGGAAGCCCACAAGCTTTGACTAATATCACTCGTTCACTTAAACGATTGGCGCAACGGGTAAACAAGCCAATTGTTATCTCTACACAGGTGCTAGAGAACAAAATGCGTAACGGTCAAGTTACCACCGATGCAATTGGGTACTCATCGTCTTTCCATCAAGACGCAGATGTTATTTTTGGCCTTCAACGTGAAGATGAAAATGTAGATGACACCCGTATCCTTAAAGTTATTGCTTCTCGTAATTCGGGCCCAGCAGAAGTATCAATGCTTTGGGATTGGAACACAGGCGATTTTAGAGAGATGGATGCAAGCGACCTATGACAGTAGAGGACATGGAAGACTTACTTGATAGGCTTGGTATTGAAGTTATTTCAGTGCATGGAGATGAAATAAAAGCTAGATGTCCAGCTCATTTAGAACGCAAGGGTAGGGAAGACGCCAATCCATCTTGGTACATCAATGCTGATACTGGAGTTCACAATTGTTTTTCTTGTCATTTTAAAGGGAGCGTTAACTCACTTGTTGAATACGTGCAAGGTGTTGATTCAGAGCTAGCTAAAAAATGGGTTAATAGTGGCGAACGCAATCTTACTAAAGCTTTTGATAAATTAACGGCTCCCGTTCCCATACAAGAACAAGCACAGCCAATGACGGAATCAATGCTTAGCGCTTTTGTTTCTCCTCCCGCACACGCGTTAAAGTCTCGTGGTATTACTTCCGTTGCAGCTGACTATTATGAGATTTTATGGAACGCAGCCAATGACAGTTGGATTCTTCCTATGCGCGACCCATACACTAATAAGCTTAT